AATATGGTTACCCTTACCAAAATCTGCACCCGGTGCCGCGAGGACAAACCGCTTGATGCGGAAAATTTTCCGCCGCACAACCGCACCAAGTCGGGATTTGATAGCTGGTGTCGCCCGTGCCGGTCTTCGTATCGAAACGAAATCTCGCGGGGTAAGTTTCGTGAAGTTATTAGCGACAATGACCTTCGGAACATCAAGACCTCGACTACAGAGTGTGTGATCTGCGGGTCCGAAGAGAAGTTGGTTGTGGACCACGATCACGACACCGGCGCTATCCGGGGTATGCTGTGCAACCATTGCAATCGCGGGCTTGGGCATTTTCGTGACGACCCTATACTTCTGGAGTTTGCTGCGCAGTACCTATACGCCAGTAAAGACGCCCCCGAATGGGACGAATATCTGCGGAAGTATGGGGGCTGACATGGAGATGATGGTATGGAACGTCATTCTCAGCGGTATCGTCGCGGTCCTTGGCTTCATGGTTAAGGGCAAGTTCGACGAGTTGGACAGGATCACGATCCTGCTCAACAAAACCCGCGAGGAGATCGCCCGGGACCATGTGACCCGTGCGGAGATGAACCTTACGGTCGATAAGTTGGGTGAGCGGTTCGACAACGCCTTCAAGCGTCTCGAAGACAAGCTCGACGAGTTGAGGAAGGGTTAATGCCCAGTAAGAGCGCCAAGCAGGCCAGATTCATGCGGGCGGTGGCTAACAGCCCCGAGTTCGCCAAGAAGGTCGGCGTGTCGCAGAAGGTGGGCAAGGAATTCGAGGCGGCTGATAGGCGGTCCGTTTCGCGTGCAGAAGGAGGACAGGTTATGATGAATCGTATGAAGATGCGCGGCTCCGCTGGTCACTCGGCAGACACCGCTAAGGCCCCGACCGGCTACGCCAAGGGTGGCTACGCCAAGGGCGGCTCGGCTTCGAAGCGTGCCGATGGCATCGCTCACAAGGGCAAGACCAAGGGCACGATGATCGCTATGGCCAAGGGCGGTAAGGCCATGGCCAAGGGCGGTAAGGCCATGGCCAAGGGCGGTAAGGCCATGCACAAAATGGCCCGTGGTGGCAAGATGAAGGGCTGCAAGTAATGCGACCGAGCCGTGGCATGGGAGCCATGCGGGCATCGAAGATGCCGGGCAAGAAGATCATCAAGCGGAAGGACAACCCTGACGATGTCGCGGTATATGCGAAAGGCGGCAAGGCCAACTTCATCCAAAAGGCGATCAAAAAGCCCGGCGCACTCCGTGCGGAGCTTGGCACTCCTGAGGGAAAGAAAATCCCAGCTAAAAAACTAGCTGCTGCGGCCAAGAAGCCCGGGAAACTCGGGCAGCGGGCGCGGTTCGCCCAGCTGCTGGGTAGACTGAGGAAGAAGTAGATGAAGTGCCGAGGCATGGGGCGGGCGTTGCCCGCAGGGAAGCGCAAGACATTGCAGCGTATGGCTAAGGGTGGCTCCGTCAAGGACGAGTGCTACAACAAGGTCAAAGCGCGCTACAAGGTCTTCCCTTCCGCCTATGCCTCCGGTGCTATCGCCAAGTGCCGGAAGGTCGGTGCCAAGAACTGGGGTAGCAAAGGTGGCCGTTCGTAAGACCGAAAAAGGCGCTGCGCTGAAGCGTTGGTTCAAGGAGGACTGGAAAGATGTCCGCACGGGCAAAGCCTGTGGCAGACAGCCCGGGGAGAAGCGCGGCACTCCTTACTGTAGACCGACCAAGCGTGTTTCTGATAAGACCCCGAAGACCGCTTCGGAAATGACTCCGACGGAGAAGAAGACGCGCATCGCGCAGAAGAAGCGGCTCGGGCAACCTGCGGGGGCACCCAAGCGCGTAGAGGCGGCTCGGAGAAAGAAATGACCACCAGCGGCGCTACATCCTTCAACCTCAATCTCAACGAGCTCGTTGAGGAGGCATTTGAGCGTTGCGGCGCTGAGCTCCGCACGGGCTACGACCTGCGCACTGCGCGTCGGAGCCTCAACCTGTTGACCATCGAGTGGGCCAACCGGGGTATCAACCTGTGGACCATCGAGCAGGGCTCGATCCCCATGGTGCAGGGGCAGATTGTCTACGATCTACCTGCGGATACCATTGACCTGATTGACCACGTGATCCGCACCCAAACCGGGCAGGCGCAAACCGACATCAACATCACGCGCATCAGCGTCGATACCTACTCGACGATCCCGAACAAGAACGCTCAGGGTCGTCCCATTCAGGTGTGGATCAACCGCCAGTCGGGTGCGACCGAACCGGTAAGCGGGATAGCCTACCCCCAGATCAACGTCTGGCCTGCCCCGGAGCAGAGCGACTACTACACCTTCGTCTACTGGCGGCTTCGACGCATCCAAGATGCGGGCAACGGCGTTACGACGCAGGACATCCCCTTCCGCTTCCTGCCGTGCATGGTGGCGGGGCTGGCTTACCATCTGTCGAAGAAGGTTCCCGGCGCGCTGGAGCGCACCCAGATGCTCAAGATGGAGTATGAGGAGCTCTGGCAGCAGGCAGCAGACGAAGATCGTGAGAAGGCCGCGCTGCGCATCGCGCCGCGCCAGATGTTCTACTAGGAGGCCGTGTGCCGAACCGGTTCGCCTCTGGTAAATATGCGATCAGCCAATGCGACCGCTGTGGGTTTCGCTATAAGCTGAAGCAGCTTCGGCGTCTCGTCATCAAGACGAAGAACGTCAACATCCTCGTGTGTCCGTCCTGCTGGGAACCTGACCAGCCGCAGCTCCAGCTCGGCATGTACCCGGTTGATGACCCGCAGGCGCTGCGCAACCCGCGCCCGGACACGACCTACATTCAGGGTGGCCTCACCGGCCTCCAGATCGACACGGTCGGTGTCCCGACCCAAGACGTCGATGCTTTCGGCACGCCATCGGGGGGTAGCCGCGTAATCCAGTGGGGCTGGAACCCAGTCGGCCTCAACGATCCTTTGGGTTTATCTGGGCTTCCAAATACGCTACTAGGGGCTGGGCAAGTGGGCACAGTGACTGTGCAGACGGAGAACTGAGATGGCAAAGAACGACATCAAGCAGGACAAGGCCATGGTGGCCTCGGCAGTGCACAAGCACGAGCGCCGTATGCACCCGGGTAAGTCGGTGACCAAGCTGGCCAAGGGCGGCAAGACCAACGCTCAGATGAAGGCGATGGGCCGCAATCTGGCGAAGATCGCCAACCAGAAGAAGTCGGTCCGCAGCGTATCGAAGAAGGGCATTTAAGATGCACAGCAAGATGCCGCAGGTCTACACGCAGGCTGACCTTGGTAACAACGGCTATCCGAACAAGGTGGCCAACACTCAGACGCAGAAGACCCGTGGGACCGGCGCAGCCACCCGTGGGACCGGGCACAGCAAGAAGATGGGCTGATGAACTACGCTGAGCTGTTCGAGACGATCAAGGGGTACGTCGAAAACGACTTCCCCAACACCTCATGGACCGGTTCTGACGGCTCCAGCTCGGTGACGTTGACGTCCACCGAACAGATCAACACGTTCATCCAACAGGCCGAGCAGCGCGTCTTCAACACGGTCCAGCTTCTGGACCTGCGCAAGAACGTGACCGGCAACGTCACCGCTGGGAACAAGTACCTCTCGGTGCCCTCGGACTGGCTCGCCAACTTCTCGCTGGCTGTGGTCGATGGGGACGGCAACTACGAGTATCTGCTCAACAAGGACGTGAACTTCATCCGGCAGGCGTACCCCAACCCCAACGATCAGGGGCTTCCGTACTGCTACGCCTACTTCGATGAAAATTCCTACATCCTCGGGCCGACGCCGGACGACAACTACGTGGTCGAGCTGCACTACTTCTACTACCCGCCCTCCATCGTGGAGGCGGGGACGTCGTGGCTGGGTGACAACTTTGACAGCGTGCTGCTCTACGGCTCTCTCCTCGAAGCCTATACCTTCATGAAGGGTGAGCAGGACGTCATCACCGGGTACCAGAAGCGGTACGACGAGGCGATGGCCATGCTGAAGCAGCTGGGCGAAGGCAAGAACCGTCAGGATATGTACCGCAGCGGCCAAGTCCGCTACCCAGTGAGGTAATCAATGTTCAACGGACTTAGCGACGTCGGCAGCGTGATGGTCATGGCGACCGAGGGGCGTGGCTTCACCCCCGAGGAAATCGCTGAACGCGCCCTCGACAAGATCATCTACGTCGGTAGCAGTACCCATCCGGCTATCCGCGAGCAGGCCGAAGCCTTCAAGGACAGCATCCGTCAGGTGCTCGTCCACTATATGCACGAGGCTGTGCGGTCGCATAACGTGACTCTGGTGAACAAATTCAAACAGGCGGGGCACCCAGAGTTGATCCCGATCCTCGACGCGTAGACATGGAAGAGCGCACCTGCTCTGTCTGCAATGAGGTAAAGCCCGCAACGGCTTTTACGGTACGGCGCACCCACCGCCCGGGCAAGCTGGTATCCCAGTGCACGCCTTGTAAGGCAGCCTACAACCGAGAGCGGCGCGTCAGCAATCGCGAGCACATGCTGGCTATTGAACGGCGCAGCAAATTTAAGAATCAGTACGGTATCTCCATGGAAGATTACGAGCGGATGCTCGCAGCTCAAGGCGGTGGGTGCGCTATCTGTGGGGCTACGGTTCCGAGTAGCCGTACCAAGTTTTTTGCTGTAGATCACTGCCACGCCACGGGCGTCGTTCGTGGGTTGCTGTGTACCAAGTGCAATCGTGGACTTGGGCTGTTCAACGATGACACAGACCGCCTTTCCGCAGCGGTCAGGTATTTGGAAGGTAACTGATATGCCGATCACACAAGCAATGACCACCAGCTTCAAGGCCGAGCTTATGCTCGCCGTGCACGACTTCCGCGCCACTGGTGGCGATACGTTCAAGCTCGCGCTGTATACCTCGTCGGCTTCGCTGGATGCCAACACCACGGCGTATACCTCGTCGAATGAGGTCTCGTCCTCGGGCACCAACTACACCGCTGGTGGTGGCACGCTGACCAATCTCGGGGTCGTCACGTCGAACAACAACGCTTCGACCGGCACCGGCTTCACCGACTTCTCGGACCTGACCTTCGCCAACGCGACGATCACGGCTCGTGGCGCGCTGATCTACAACAACACGCCGTCGGCTAACTCGAACGCCAACACTACGCTGACCAATGCGGCTGTGGCGGTGCTGGACTTCGGGTCGGACAAGACCTCGACCAACGGTGACTTCACCATCATCTTCCCGACGGCAACCAACACCACCGCCATCATCAGGATCGCGTAATGCCCCTTGTTCTCGCTGATCGTGTCCGCGACACCACCACTACGACTGGTACTGGCACGGTTACGCTCAGCGGGACCGCACCGACCGGGTACCAGAACTTCTCGGTAATCGGGAACGGCAACACGACCTACTACACGATCA